ATACACAGTCCGCGAACCAACGCGAACCCCGTCGAACCAGACGCCACCGCCAAGGAGCGCGTGCAAGCCAGTGTTGTTGGCCATGTAAAGCTGGCCAACTTTCTGACCGCTCATAACGTCATACCAATTCCAAGCTGAGCCTGTCGGATCATGGATAAACTCATCCAACCACTTCCAAACATTTCCTACGAGGTCCCGAACGTTCGTTGCAGAAACAGCGTTCTTGACATTTCCGCAAGTGGTTCTTGCTGTATTCGAGGTCGCAGACCATGCGTAAGTGTTGTTGCCATCCTCTCCCTGTGGAGATCCGTATGCACCCTTACAGAACTCGGCGTAGGTAGGAAGTCTTTTTCCTACTCTCATAGCTCTCTCATTGGCGATATACCAGTTCAATCCCTCCGTTCCAGTAATCGGCACAACACCCTTTTTGCTCTGCAAACCACTGGCTCCGTTATCGGATGAAAGGTAAATATCGCCCCAGAACGGTCCTATGAATACCATTCCGGTAGGATCGCAAGTAGGTCTGTGGAGAAGAGTCCAAACGGAATTAGGTACAATGCCCTCCGCTACGTTTGTTTCCCATCCACTTCCTAATGCTGCGCCTGATGCGCTGATTGGAATACCGGAACTATTTGTTTTTCTGACTACGCCGTAATGGAAGCCGCCGATTTTTCTTGATGTAACTGCCGTATAACCGTTTGGATATGTCGTATTAAGGGAAATACGATACTGTTCTGCGGCAAAGTTCGTGGCATCTCCACCGGTAGGATCACAGATATAAATGCAGTAGTCCTTTCCCACCTCAAACTTAGTTGCTGTTCCGTCCAAGTTGCTCGCTGTAAGAGTGGTTTTTTCTGTCTTAAAAACAGAATTACCTACCGCAATCAGAACTCCTGCGATAACAGTAAGGGAACCGTTCTCCATGCGAATAAACTTCTTGTCAGATGCAACGACATCGGACATAAGCGCAAGTTTCGGGGTGGTTATCTTCGCAATGTCATTTTCCATTGCTTCATCATAACCGTAGAATTTACTCATTAGCCAATTCCTCCTTGATCTGATTCAGTTCTTCGGCTGTCATGCCGAGACTGTCGTAAATGGTGTATGGTGCGGTAACTGCGATTTCTGTTGCATCCACAGATACCATAGCGGATGTGGAGATAACGGTCGTTTCCAACTGCTTCTCTCCTGTAATCTCATCCGGTTCGCCCTCTTCGTGTGTTACGTTTGTGATTGTTACCGTCTTATTTCCGACAATCGCCTTTGTATTTGCTTTTGCCTCAGCACAATAGTGAATGGTAACAGTTTTCTTATCCTCTCCTACCGCAAGAACCGGGCAATGAAGATAATTCATACTTTCAAGATCTTCGATGGCTTCCAACAGATCTTTTGCTGCAAATGCGCCATCATCCACCAAGGATTTACAATTTCTAATATCCTCGGCGGTTGCAAGTCTCTTAGGGAAATCTCTCATTTTGTCTACCTCCGTTATTTATTTACATAGCTTCCAACAAATCCGTCCACAAATGCCAAACCATTTCCGTCCATGATTCTGAAAGTCTTATGTGTCATAAGATCTGCATTGCTGATTGAGAATGTCTTTGGTGCGATCATGTAGTTATCATTCGCAATGCTTATGGTGTATTCTCCGGCCTCAGTCAGATATAACGGCTGAGTAAAATCTGTAACGATGTATTTGTTACCGGATGTTACATTTTGTACAGTTATTGCAGCAGCAGTTCCAACGGTATCGTTGAAATGTATCTTCACTGCAAGGTTTCTAATGTGGGTTTCCACATCGTTAATTTCATTCTGCAATTTTCCGGCTGCATCCGCTGACAACTGATCTTTTATCATTGCAAACCATTGATTAAACAAAGTTTCCTGATTGTTCTCAAATGCCGTCATTTCTGCTGTGTAGTCCTTTTTTAACTGCACCACATCCGCATTTGCTGTTGCCTGCAGATTGTCAAGGAAAACATTGAATGTATCGAGATCCAAATTTGCCTGTTTATTGAACTCTTCTTTCTGATTCTCGAAAAACTCTGTGAATACCTCATACAAATCTGTTCCATTTTCCAATGCTGCCATGATTGCATTGACCGCAGTGTTGATACGGTTTGCGTCAAGCGCACCAAAAAACGACTCATCATATACTGTGTACTGTGTTACATCTTTTACGGAATAACTTCCGTCTCCATTATCAATAGGAATGAACTTCCGCAAGCCGGACCATACGGCATCCTTATAGTCTGTCTTTAATCGTTCCCACGCCACTTAGAACACCTCCCTCCTTATCCCAAAATTAAAGGTAAGCATCTGCCGACCTCTGTATTGGTTTAATAGCTGATTAAATAAATCTAAAATCAAGCTTTCGATACGATTGAGTTCGTTGTAGTCGAATATCTTTCCGTTTGCCGTGTACAAAGGTGCTTCTCCAACATCCGGTTTGAATGTGTTTGCGGCGATAAGTGAAATATTTTCCTCCAACTGGTTTATCTCATCTGCGTAAAAATATTGGTCTTTGCTCCTATCGTCTCCAAGATCGTTGATAGAGAACTCCTGATACATTGCAACTGCTATTTCTCTAAGGTAGGCAAGATTATTTTTGATGCGGTTGAAATCTTCCGTGTTGAAACGATCGCCGTGATATATACCGTCTCCATCCGTATAGCCGTACCAATCAGTTTTTGGAGTGGTCCAGGAACCAGAGATAGAAATAACCATTGTTTCCGTTGTACTATTCCCGGCAGAATCCGTTGCCGTCAATACGGCTACATGATCCTTTTCCGAACCATCTATGCTTGCGGAGGCTTTATATACGGTTCCGATAGAGTGCTGAAAATTCAGTTCTTTATCGTCAAGTGTTCCTGTGACATTTGCTATATCAGCCATTATTCATCGCCTCCTATCCTTTGGTGTAATTGCCAACGTATGCCAGTGGCAATTTATCAGGAATTTCCTTGTCTGATATATTGACATAGGAGCCAACATAATTGCCGACAAATGCAACGCCTTTCAGTTCCTCAATGGAAACTGAGATTGTGTATTTCCCCTTTGCCTGCACGGGGTTTGGACTTATCGTAACGTCCCTTACCAATATGTTAGCTGCCATGCCGCACCGCCTAATCTGTTACCGAAACAGAAATTACATAGGTTGCTCCGACATCCGCCGGGTTCGGTGCCAATGAAACATCTGAGATAACCGGTGCTTTTGTATCGAGGGTTACTGTTCTTTTGACTGTGGTTGTTCTTCCAGCTCCATCTTTCGCCACGATAGTAATTGTATTGGAGCCATCCTTTAAGGTAATATCCTTTGAGAATGTACCATCGTCATATACGGTCACTGCGCTACCATTGATCGTCAGTGTAACCGGACTGGACGTAGCATCATTTGTGGTTCCGGCAACTGTTACGGTTCTCTCCGTATAAATTTCTGCGTTTTTTTACTTGCGTCTCTGCAAGACAATAGTTGTATGCGTTTGGTAAGGATTTTCTCTAACCCGTTATGTGATAGGGATTTCTCCCTGAATAACCGAAAAATGAGCCGGACACGATTTATCATCACATCCGGCTCACTGGCTCTAACTGTATGAAGTTAGTTTTTCTTTGCTGCCTTTTTGGCAGTGGTTTTCTTGGTGGCAGTTTTCTTTGCGGTGGACTTCTTAGCTGCCGCTTTCTTATCAGAAGATTTCTTCGCCGTCTCCTTTTTGGATGCTGCTACTTTCTTCTTATCGTCCATTTTCTTCTTGCCTACTGCTGCCTTTTTACTTGCTGTTGCCATTTGTTCTACCTCCTGATTTATAATTCCACGCACCGGCAGTTGATTATTTCATCTATCGGTGCGCCCATACTATCATCAAGTGGGAACATCATTTTGTACCCATTGATGGTAAAAGGCTCATTTATCGGAACCGTCTGTCCGTCAGCCTCCCAATGGCTTACCCGGACACGTTCATCTCTCATACTTACCCATGTGTGTGTGTCCTGTTTCTCGGTAAGGTTCTGATGATTGATCCAGTTATATATCCAGTTGGTTTCATTTAAGGCAATCTCGGTCGCTCTGACTTCCGAGAACATCCGCTTGACACTCTTTGGAACATCCTCTTCTTTCATAATGCCACCAGTCATGCGAGATATTTTATAATCATCGTTTCCGTTGGCGTTTGCTATCGCTCTTTCGGTTGCCTCCTGGATGTACTTTGCAAATCTGTATGCCTTTTCCCTTACTTCTGTGTCGTACTGATATTCAGGCATCATGGCAAAATAGAGATCCATGAGTTCATTTTCATAATCAGCACTCGTCTTTTCGTAAAGGAAAATGCCGGAAATAAGATTGAGGAACTGTGCTTCAAAGAAGTCTACAAGTGCATTTATAAACTCCTTGGCGGTTTTCTTCCGGCGGAGCTTATCGTCTTTGAGAATGTTCATTTCGTCAAAGTATTCAACCGGATTATACATAGTTCACACCGCCTATTCTTCTACCATTGCAGTCTTACTTGGCTGCTTAGATTCCTCTGTCTTATCTTTTTCCGTGTTGTTCTCCCCACCGTTCCCCTCTTCATCCTTGTATGCGTTAGGGTTCGGTTGCTGTGTCTTTTCCTCCTTGGAGGCAAGTTTCTTCTGTATGCCATCAATAATAGGCTTACTATCAACCCATGCCTGTTGTGGATCTGTGAACAGTCCAACAGTGTTGAATGATGTAAGACCGTCTACTCCGGCATTAAGCAACGCCACAAGGGAATTGGTCTTAGACACCAAATCATAGGTTTTTGTACGGCAAAAACGGATTTCAACATCTGCCGTCTCTATATCTTTCAGACCGTCATACGGTCTCTGATCTGTCTTAATGATTTCGATTGCCAAATCAATGAGCTGCATTTCCGGCTCAGTGAATAACTGCTCAACCGTCTTAGCGGAAATCTCCAAACACTGCCATCCATTGGATAACTGCATTGCACCGGTGGTTGAACCTCCACTTGCCTCCTGCCATGATGGTGTAGATGTAATCTGCTCCAACTGAGAATTGAGATGATCCACAAGTTTCTGAACCTCACTCTCATTCAATGTCTGATTGAGGTAAGTGATCTTTGCCTCCTTGCCGTCCCCGGTACTCTTTGTCATAATGACTCCATCGCCGTCTACGAGGTTTTTCTTGCCCTCTTCGTTTACCTGGCAGTTGTGCATCCAGAGTAAACTCTGAACGTGTTGCAGAATATCATTGATACGGTCAGAATCCACAAGATTCATTGCATCCATCAGTGGAATAACCTTTTCAAAAATACCCATGCGGTCATTCAGATAAAATTCAACGACCGGTATTCTTCGGAGTGGGTTTGGTGCGATATTCTCTTTCAGATGATAGTCTGTCGTGTTCAACTCATGCTCAATGGTGTAACAGAATCTATCTGAGTATGCCGTAAGGGTAATAGTTCCATCGTCATGTATTGAGTAAGTGCATCCGAGAACTGGCTCTCTGTACGCATCGTTGGAATACACCACGAATGTTGTCAGAGGACTCGGAACCAAAAGCTCAAATGGGGAATAGCGGCTTGGATTTCTGTTCGGCAGCATCATTTGATAACCGACACCACAGATAAATAGGTTTCTTCCAAGGGCAATATCTTTTGCCGCTTTGCTCTGCTCCTGCATCATTTTATTGAGCATGGCGATCTTCAAATCGTCAATATTCTCTCCATCGTCCTCATCCTTTTTTCTCAAAAATCCGAATAAGGCTTTCTTCTGTTTCTTTGTCGGTTCTATCTTCGCTCTCTGTACGAAAGTGATCGGGTTGGAAAAACAATATCCCAGATGCACGTCCACAATTTTTGAAGCATTGTTTTCTACGACTGTGGCATTGAGATCCGGTCTGATTTTCTTTTCACGGTTAAGAATTGGCTGATTGCCTTTCTCGTACTCAAAAAGAAAAACTTCCTGTGCCACATTCTCCTGGTGTTCCATAAACGCCTTAGATACAACCGATATGATATTGTCTTTCGTAATTTCCCTCTCATCAGTCATTAACATTCGTCTACCGAGAGTTGGACGGTTGCTTGCGTACATGAAGTTTCCCCTTTCCGAATAAAACAAAAGAACCGATCAAGTCTACTTATGACTTAACCGGCTCAAAGGCTCTTTGCTTAATTCTATTTTTATTACTTCCTTACATCCACGGCAGTTTATAAAAATCGTGCCGGATGCTCCGGGTGCTTTCTTGAAAAGAAGTTTTTCACGGTTTGCCCGCGCCTTACATACAGGGCAGTATACGTTTTCCGTTTCCAATATAGCTGCTCCTTTCTGTATATGGATAGTTGCGTGGATGGGATTTGAACCCACGACCGTCTGATTAAAAGTCAGATGCGCTACCGAACTGCGCCACCACACATTACTGGGCGGCTCGCCACCGCCCTATCCTACAATAATGGAGGAACCCATGGCCTCTCGAAAGAGGCAAGAGCCGAGAGTGGGAATCGAACCCACAACCTTTTGATTACAAATCAAATGCTCTGCCAGTTGAGCTATCCGGGCTTACCAATATGGAGTAGCGTTCACTACTCCATATCAAGAAAGGGATAATCCACCAACGTCTATACCAAGACACCATCATTTTAACAAAAAAGGAACAACCACGCATTAGAATATCGGTGAAACCGATATTTTAATGCAGTCATTCCTTGTTAAATGATAAAATTAAAGTTTTATGATGTAATTGAGTTCGTTATTATATGTCTTTCGGTTCGTAGTCAATGCAGTAATCATCCCAGGATGTGACCGCTCCATAGCAATCACTTTCCTCATTGGCGCATATCCAATCCGTTGTCCCATTAAAATTATCATGCCAAGCACATGATCCACAATTTCCGTTACATTCCATTCTGCATCTCCATCAATCTCTGTGCCTCTTCCGGGCTACATACCGTCACTCCGGTTTCTTCCTCACACTTCTTTACCATACCGGTTCCGTCCCCGGCATAGTTTTCCCAAATGTGCTGTGATTCTACGAACACATCATTGATACGCTTGTATCCGAATCCATAGGTTCTGTGAAGTGCTATGGCAATCGCAGCATATATCTGTGGAACCATCTGGTCTGCCGCAGTAGCAACGTTCTGTGAGCGGTTTCTTCTGGCGATTTCATTCAGGGAATTTATCAGTTTGTTATTCTTCGCCATATCTTTCCTCCAGTGCATCCTCAATAATAGAGTCCGTGTAAAGAAATTCTTTCATATCTGCTCTGTAGCAAGACGGCTCGATAGGTTCTCCACCATAACAAGCCATTCCGTGAGGACATTCAGCGTTTTCAGGACAATATTTGCAATAATCCTCTCCGTCATGTGTTTTCAGCCATTCATCAAGGATTTGTTCGTCTCGATGCTTTTCAAATACCACTATTGCATCTGCCAGAAAGTCGGTCTGGGCAAACCATTTCAGATCGTCAATCACTTTCCACGGGTTATCGCCAGATACATTCATACAAACTTCATGTAACCTTTCCATTTGATCGCAGTCTTTATATTTTTCCTCTATTTCTGCGATAGGAGATTTTAATGCGTGATAATTGCGAATGTGAACATAATTGAAGTATGCCGAGGAATATTCCCCTACTTCATATTCTCCGGGTTCAAATGTGTGGTTTTGCATCACGATCTGCAAAGCAACTGGAAGCTCGATAATGAGCATTTCGGCTTTTTCAATATCCTCAGCAGCGTATTCTCCACTTTCTTCATCGCAGTGCCATCCCATGATTTCACACACATTCGTTGTGGGGCCGCTGTTCCCGAATGGTCTTTTAACATCTATTGCCGGTCTATACCTATCCTTAGAATCTATTAAAATGGAGATTCTAAAATTAAGGTCTGTCATAATCTTTATGTGCTCCGGTTTTAATTTAAAACTTGGCATATCAACCTACCTCCGTTTCATTCCTCTGACTGTATGTTTCCTTTTGTTTCCCATAAATCTGCCACTTCCCTTTGAACCGCCAAATATGAAAGCGGACATATTTCCGCCGGACGGTTTCTGTGTAGGTGGCGTTTCCGGTGGTGCCGGTTTGTACTTTGGCCTCCATACCATGACAATTTTATTGTCTTTTGGATCCACAAACCCGATGCCATCATCCAGAATGGTAAGGTTGAGCTTATGTTTGGTGCATACATCCTGAATATCATCTAAACACATTGATGCTCTTATCTGTGCATCCGTCAGTCCAATCATGTAATTTTCTTTAGCCATTATCTTTCTCCTTTTCTCTCATCAGTCAATCGTACCAAAACCATGTATATTCTGAATCGGTGTCCTCTTCTGAGAGTGTGGTGGTTCGCTTTGGTGCGAAAAATCTGTTCAATCTTTTCCTCAATTATCACTTCCTCCGCTGCCTTTACTTCTCAATTTTCCAATCTTATTCAAAATTGTTCTGTAATCTTTGTCTATGATTTCAACAATTCTATCTCTGCTTTCCTTTATGGCGGTTGCGTAACTTTCCAAAATTATCGCAGTAACAATATTGGTTTCATCGGCATTGAGAACTGTTGAAGTGGTATTTCCGTTTGCGTATATAGAGAATTTTGCTGTGGTATCTGTTTTTGAATTTTCGTTGTATGCATCTATGCTATCTATTGTCTGCTTCGCGGAAGATGTCAGGGAGTCGATGTTGCCAATCAAATCCTTGCACAAATAATATTTGTCTGTTTGCATAACGCCCTCCCTATCATATCTCAGTAAATCGTTCCATATCGTAGTTATCCCGAATGTAATCAACACATTCCTGTAATTTACCTTTCAGAAATTCATCTGTGGCAATATCCGGGTGTATGGCATACAGAACGCAGCTCTTGTCCTTGCCATTCTCTTTGAACTTCTGGTAATCGAATACCATGGTAAATAGAGGTATTTTTGTGAAATTCTTTGTCTTATATCTGAGCCACAGGTTATACAGTTTTCTCATCATTTCCCGTTTCACTCCTTACTCTGTCTGGATTTACCTTTTCTGCACACTTTTCACATATAAACTGATTTTTGTAATTTTTAATCAATGCAAGATACGGATATTCTTCATTTCCAAACTTATATCCGCATACGAAACATTTATCCAAACCTCGGTTCTTGATTCCGCGTGATTCTCTGAACGCCAATGTTTCTCCGATAGTTTGCCTCCACTTGGCGCAATCGCAAATCTCATATTCTCGTACAGTCGTTTTTGTTATTTTCATCTTATCGGTTTGCCATCCTTTTCTTGATAATCTTCTGTCCCTCTTCACTTTCATAGAATCGTTTAATCGTGCCAAAGCAAAATCTAACGCCGTCTGGGATAGGCATATAGGTAAGGAGTTCTCCGGTTTCCAATCTCATCTCACAAGTTTTTATTCCGAATATCTTTGATTTGCACGTCAACTGGAATTTATATTTCTGTTCTGCCATAGTCCTCTCCTATCTCTGAGAACTTCGTGTAAATTCTGTTCTCGGCGTAGTAGATGTTGTAATCTTTCTGCCGGATGTAATGCCACAATCCTTTTTCGTGACCGGCTTTCAGAAAATCATGGTTGTAATACTCCGTCTCATACCGCTCATTAACCATCTGCCGGAAACTGAGTTCATCTATCCGGTCTGAGGAATGAACAAAGTTTGAAATCTTGACAATATCCTCTTTCGATAATTTCTCTGTTGCCACGAACACAACTCTCACGATTTCCGTTCCATGCCTCTCCACATATTCCAAATCTTCAACGGATTGCAGATGATACACCACTCTTTTGCAGAAGTGGTACGGAAACTCTGACTCTGTGTAGCTCGTGTGCATTTCCATTGGAATACCGGCTTTAATGCAGATACCCATAACCATTCCGAGATACATCGGCACAAGAGGATTTTCACTGTACCGGTAAAGCGGATCTCCACCGCCGGAGATAGATACGATATTCGCTCCGGTCAATGCAATGGCATCCTCCAATTTATCCAGGCCGTCCACTGTGGATTTCGGTACTTTAATTCCGTTCTCACGGACAATGCAGTAAGGGCATTTGCCGTGGCAGCCAAAGTTTGTTATTACGCTTAAATACTTATCCATTTTCTTCTCCTACTCACTTAACAGTTCTTGTTTTATATACTTTCTAACAGATGTAACACACGAACCGCAATCCATTGCAAGTTCCAATATAGAATTTGTTTTATAATTATTTCTTATCATTTCTTTATCATCATTGAGCAGTCCCTGATATTGGGTATGATATAGTTCAAACTCACACCGCTGTTTGTCGAGTTCTTTCATTGTGTCCGTATTTTCATACATTTCTCGTAGAAATCTCATTGTGATTTTACGTGTATGCCGTACTTCTCTTGCAATTTTTGAGACTGCAATCGCCCCTCCTGCTTCCTTAAACATACGCAGAATCAACGACTTTTCCTGTTCGTTTAATACTTCTCGGTTTGCTTTTCTAAGGCTTATCTTTATTTCATCCAAAACATCATCAAGGTCTTTTTCGTATGATTTTATTATTATTCTTTTTTCCATTTTTCCAGCATCCACATTTTTTTGTTTTTTGCTTTCAACAAAAAAATCGGGCGAACACTCTTTTATGTTTTGGTGGTTGCACGAAAAATCAAATATAGTAGGTGTGTCTTTTTTGCCAGAACTTAATGCCCTACCTAATTGTTGAAAATAAACTTGTGGACTTATTGTGTTCCTAAACATTACAATGCAATCAGCACCATTGACATGAATCCCCTCATTAAGCATATCTATGGCGAAAAGGAGCGTAATGTGTGCTGCGGAATCCTGAAATGCTTTAAGTTCTGCTTTGTTTGTATTCCTTGGATTTTTTATATGAACGCTGTGGCACTCGCACCCTGGAAAAATATCCCCGAACATTTTAATAGCCTCATCTATTTCACATATCCCATTCAAAAACACAATAATCCTATGGCTGTTCATGTTTAAGTTTTCAAGCATAGCTTCTTTTATGCTAACTTGGTTCTTAATACACATTTCAAGTCTTGCGCTTAGTTCTTTACGTTTTTTTTCATTGTGAACCATGTTGCATTTTTCTCTCATGGCATTGTAATCATCTTCCGTACCAAGGTACGATGTAATATACTTAAATGTCGGAAGAATCCCTTTGTCAATGGCAGTCGCAAGATCTACGCCTCTTACGGCTATTCCATCGAATATTTCCTCAACCATATCTCTTGCGTTATCCAGATAACGGATTTCAGTTGCTGTCGCACCGATAACCTTTTGGTTTTGGTTTTGCATAAAATACTCTACGAACTTCTGTCCCCACACATTAGATCCTAAATGGTGCATTTCATCGGCAACAATAAGGTCATACTCTCCATCAATTCCTTTCGCCATAGCTTGATATGTCTTTACCTCTGTGTTTGGCAATAATTTCTGCCACTGATCGCCTATTGCATTTGCCGGAACTAATATTAGAGCATTGCGGCAATGTTCCTCTATGTACTTGCTAATGATATAGGATTTTCCGGTACCGGTAGCCTGTATCAGTGCGACCTTATTATGTTTTTCCATTTCCTTACATAGATTCTGGTATGTTTCTACATTGTGTTCCAGTAATTCAATCATAGTGTTCCTCCATAAAAAATAGGTGGCAGTCATTCCGACCGCCACCTACTGTTTCCTGACTTATTCTACTGTTATACAATCATATCTCTCAGAATTGATCGTGTTCTCCATTGCCTCAACCGGATTGTAACCAAGGTTCTGCAGAATCTGTTTGAACACGGTAACTGACTGTCCGCTTGCAAGCTGCACTCCCTTACGGTTATGGTCTGCATGGAATACATCGTGTCTGCTGTTCACATTCCAAAAGATGATGTTCGGGATTACATAACCGGCCTTGCAGAACTTATTTGCCATCTTGTCATAGAACGACCACTCACGGTTTCCACAATAGTCAATTTCCATATCAGAGATAACAACGATTGCTTTCGGCATTTCCTCCTGCGGAGTATTATGCTTTTTCGCAATTTCAAGAACCCTCTCAAAAGCAGCTTTAAGGTCTGTGTTGCCATCCCAATTTGCTCTGCTCACGTTGCAAATCTTCTGTTCAAGGGTTTCTCCCCTCAGAATAACCGTCTCTGGTCTGTCAGAGAATGTCATAAACAGATTGTGGTATGCACCCACATTTCTCTCTGCAAAATAGATTGCAAGACCGATTGATGTTGCCATAGGTCTGCCTCTCATGGAACCGGACACATCCGCCATAACTAAAGCGTTTGTTCCTTTCTCCACATAATCCGGCAAGGCTTTCCACTGGGCTTCAAGTACCTTGTTGCTCTCTCTGCCGTAAAGGATCTTCTCAACAACATCGTAAGGGAATAGTGTTGAGGCATTGATCTTTACCTCTCCCTTTTCTGCTTTGCTGATAAACTCTCCAAATCTCTCAGCATCATGTTTCATAAATGCCTTGCGGTAAATCATCATTGCACGGCTCGGAACTTCTGGGTATTTGATTTCATCCCATCTTCCGGCTGACATAAGACTTTCAACGACACCGATCTGTTTTCTCATACTACGGACGATTCTCTTGAAATTGTAGACCGGATAGCCTAATTTCTGCGCCGTAAGGATTCCGAGTTTTCTTGTTGCAGAGCTGCTTGCATCTGCGGTCTTAATCCATTTTGCAAGTAAAGAAATTGCATTTCCGGCATTGAGGTTCTGTAAATCTTCCTCAAACTGTTTCTTCATTGCCGCCCACATATCGTCCTCCAATGGAGTACCGATAAGCTCATACAGATCATCATATCTCCCGAACACGCCAACCAAATCAAGGTTCGGTCTGAGTGCTTCTGGGTGTTTCTCTGCCATATAACGGATAATGGTTCTGAAAGTCTTTCTCTCTCCAAGACCGCCACGAATGTCTCTTGCATAGAACGCAATCTTTGTAGCAAAGAGTTTGTCCTGTGCGTATGCCTCCGCAAACAGAGTGGTAATTCTGTTCTCATCAGCCTCTCTCAGCGATCCGATTGTACCAAACAGATCCAATCTGGCATCGCCAGAAGTATTCAGTGCCACTGCACCGTTTTCAGTCCGGGTAAATCTACCCTCTTCTCTCATTGCATCTGCAAAGCTCATGTTTTCCTACCTTTCCAGGACTCTCATTTACGGAATTGAACCGTTTCACATTGTTTTTTAGACATTTGCTTTAACCATTGTGATTGCTGTAGGAGTCCCTATAAAATTGTTTACTGTTTCATTGCCAGGACACTATTGGGGTTTATGATTAACAGTCATATCCAAAAGGGTTGCTGTAAGTGTCCCATGTAAAGTTTTATGCCTATCTGGCTAACTTTTTAAGTTCATACCGCCTGTTATGTATCGCTCCGACAGAACGACCAATTTTCTCAGACAATTCAGAATCGGTAATCTCATGCTTAATTACCAGTGCATCTTCCTCCGCAGTCCACGGATGAGACGGATATAGAAATGACGTTTTGCTGTAATATCGCCTATGCTGTCTCTGACACGCCTTATGATACTTTTCCATATCCCTATAATCTTCTTTTCGGTTCATAGGCAACCTCTTTCTCTTTACATGACGCTGTTTCAAACGGGAAAATATTGTCAATGGAATTTTCTGTTTTGAAAGATTGCTGTAAGCGTCACTTAATTGCCCCGACAGGACTTGAACCCGTATGCTCGATTGCTGTAAGGAACACTCCTGTCAACCATGTTCCATCCGGTTTACCATAACCGGCAATCGGGGCAGAGACGATGAGAGGAATCGAACCTCTATCCGCAGCTTGGGATTGTTATTGAAAGGAGTTTGCTGATTATGCCACTAACATGACATTCTTCTTAACAGAGCTGCTGTGCTCCCTTTGCACCACATCGCCATATAGAGTGAGGGACGGACTCGAACCGCCGACAACGTCCTTAGCATGGAATGAAAGATTGCTGTTCGGACCACAAACATGATCCATTTTTCTTTCGTGCTCTACCAACTGAGCTACCTCACTCATGTAATTGGCGCATCTTCTTGATTTGTAAGGACATTTGCGCCATCGCCTTGAATGGAGAGGGATGGATTTGAACCATCAATGAAGCAGGCCCCAAGCTGTAATATATTGCCGTCAACGCCACGAACATGACGTATTGTACATAACTGCCGCGTCTACCGTTCCGCCACCTCTCCATATTCCATATTCAATTTTCATTACGGAAATCCGTATGAGTTGCGGAGGTTGGATTTGAACCAACGACCTCCGGGGCATGAACCCGGCAAGCTACCACTGCTCCACTCCGCCATAATGCAACCTCGCCCCTAGGCTGCTTTGTAAGTTCTGCTATGTCGTTCCTTGCGTTCCTCACTTAACCGGTGCTAACTACGACAGTATGTGACCGGCGGACTTGATTAAACATTTCCGTACACCCGCTTAATGCCCCACTATTGGCGGTTCTGCCGAGACTAATGGCAATGTCGATAGGAAATGTCTTTCGGGGAATCTCTCTAACCCAACTGGTTTATCGTCCGAAGTCAGGACGGCTTTTTTATAACACTCTGGATATTGTCTTTCCAGAATTATTCAGAATAAATACCATAGTATCAGGAATACCGATGCGGCTATACACATAAGTAACTGTATCTAAAGTAACCGCCGTGAGTGAAACATTCTTCTCTAATGGCGGATCACCGAGATACCAAATAATGTTATCTCTGCACAATCCGGCAGCACCAATAAGTTCCTTTGCCTTGTTGAAATTCTTCTGTCTGATTTCCAATTCTTCATCTGAGGATTCAGCATCGGATATTTGAAGCATATCCTTTTCGATAGTAACATCAAAACACTGAATAACCTGGGATTCCTCAAAGGTATCATTTCTGACACCCTTTTTGATTGTTTGTAATATCATACCTTTCTTCCTCTCTGTCTGCGCCTTTCGGCTTATTGTCCCGTTCCGGACCGGGATTGGATAGGTAAGGGATCGAACCTTACACTGGAATATTACGATAGTCGCAGATTACCTCATGTGTTTGGTGCGTACGGATTTTTGAACCTATCGTATCAAAGGTGGGTGGCTGCCATTCCTGCTTATTCCAATCACTGCACTTTGCGTTGTTGCCACACCGGGACGCACCTTTTCCTCAACCGTACTAATATTGCAGTTACCCTTTACTGCCTACTATCCAATTCTGGAACCTCCTCCACCGGTGGAATACGGTTCCATAGCGGTGCATACAGGAATCGAACCTGTACTGCATTTCTGCAGGACGACTTAGCAAGACGCTCCGCTACCATTACGGCAATGCACCATACGCCGTGTTAGGGATTTGAACCCCAGAGACTTTTACATCCAGACAGTTTTCAAGACTGCACCCTCGACCAACCGGACACACGGCAGAGTAGTTTTCCCTTGATAACGTTGCAAGGTCGGAGCTTCTCTATCCGCCGGTTGTAAACGCCCTTTCGTAACCTTTTTATGGAGTGCTTTGAAAGAGTAAGTCAAGTGTCTCCAACTGGGATAGTGGGGATCGAACCCACGACACCACGATTAACAGTCGTGTGCTACTACCATCTGAGCTATATCCCAAGAGCAGGAATAAGAGGAATCGAACCTCTGCAATCAGTTTTGGAGACTGATGTTCTGCCACTAAACTATATTCCTATGCAGTCCGGCGGCAGCTTGGATGGTTGCCACTACCGAACCGATGCAACGTGTAAGACAGTTGCCAACTAAGGTATTTCATTTTTTAATGTGGTTCTCGGACCTTGCACCCCTCCACATGGTTCTCATAATCCACCGACTACATACTCAGAGAACCTCTGACGAGTCCAACTCTTTATCGTCTTGCCTCGGATGTACGTTGCTATCGCAGTTCTCCGCCTCTACTTCATTCCTCTGCGCCGCTTAAATCGCTGTAACGCTCATGCACTCTAAGCAGTAAATTTTCCGCACCGGAGTTTTCCTTTTTGAAAACCTTGGTAATTAAAAGTCACGTCCAATTTATCGTGTCAGACGAGGTACGCCCTTTTCTTTCGGGAAAGGCCGAATAAGAAAAGAAGTAAAGAAATCGCCTCGTCCTACGGTTGGGAATCGAACCCAACTATCCCCGGTCGGGGAACCGTGGCATTAACCGTAACGTAGGCACCGTTGCAACAGTGGTCTTTAGCGTGACTTACGCAAGCTCTCCAATTTTAAGTCCTGTCGGCTTTCCCGGACTACTCACATAAGCCTCTCAGTGAGCATTGCAATCTCCCTATTTAATGATTGCTTACCACGGCTTTCGCCAATACTTTTCAGCCGGAACACTAAACCAACTATAAACAGTCAGCGTTATTCTCAGTTGAAATGTTCGATGGGAGAATCGAACTCCCGTCCCCACCGTGAAAAGGTGGTATCTTGACCGCTTGACTAATCGAACAGGTGTGGTTTTTACTTTTTGACTGGAAGCAAGGTACCCTTTAACCACAAAAAATCATAACCAGGTTTTTACAATTCTCCGCAGGGAAGCCGTTCGCGTCCGGTAAATTCTCTGTGAATAGGCTGCAATCTACCTAAATGGGCGAAAGAGGAATTGAACCTCCAATGTTTACCACGAGGGAACGGATTTACAGTCCGCCGCAACACCACCAATCGTTGCCGTTCGCCCTGAATTTTCTTTGTATCGCCAAGAACATTAGGAAAGAAGCGGTGGGAATCTTAATCGCTAGAGCTACACCCACAGGTGGAATCGAACCACCACACTACACCAAGTTCGCTCCGATCATTTAGCGATTCACTTCATCTTTCAGTGCTTTACCAGCTTTGAACTTAGGTGCTTTGCAAGCCGGAATGGAAATCTCTTTACCGTTCTGTGGATTCTTGCCAACTCTGGCAGCACGCTCAGTCACTTCAAATGTTCCGAAACCGACCAACTGCACTTTTCCACCTTTGCCAAGTTCTCCGCCGACAACTTCCACAAATGCGTTGAGCGCCTTTTCAGCATCACTCTTAGAAAGTCCGGCTTCATCAGCCATAGCCTGTACTAATTCAGCTTTGTTCATTACTTCTTGCCTCCTTTCTTGTGGTCTGCATATATGGAATATGCGATTGCAATTATTACTTCTGTGATTATCGTTGCGGCAACACCGCACCAAAATTCAGGAATATACATCTTTTTGCATCCTCTCTTGTCTGCTACCTCTGGTAGCCGTCACGGTCATGCGGTAGTCATACCGTTTCTGCACTGCACCGCCGCACTCAGCCGCCTTACTTCCTCCGGTGTATCTTGGCGTAGCTTCACTGCCATGGCTATATTTATAGTTTCGTGCCGGATTGCCATGCGTGGACCATCAGGGACTCGAACCCCAGACCGTCCGGTTATGAGCCGGATGCTCTAACCAACTGAGCTAATGGTCCATACCTCACACTTTGGGAGATTCCATGTGAGGTTTCGGAGGTCCATCATAAGTGTGAACCCTCCGATGTTGGATTGCTGTCGGGGAACGACAATTCCTAAGTGGGAAGTGTTGGTGTCGAACCAACTCCTATGGATTTTCAGTCCATCGCTTCTACCGAGTTAGCTTACTTCCCATATTACGGCACTGTTGCTGTGCCGTAATGGTTAGGAGAAACTTTAATGCCAAATACCTTGTGTTCACTCCGCTTAACTTATGTCCGTGTCACTTGGTATGGTCGTAGTATAGCGTACTAAACATTCTTTGTCAAGTGGAATAAACAAAATTTTCAAAAAAATTTGTTTTTCTGTGTGCAGTCGGCTTTACAACCATTTTTCTGAACATCAGAAATCAGCTTGCTTACAGGGATTTTGAGAAAATTTGCTATATCGTATATCTTGTCGATTGACGGATAACTTTTGCATTGTTCCCAATCGCTCACGGTATTCTGCGCCACATGAACGCCCGTTGCAAGTTCGTGTTGTGTAATTCCCTTATTCGTTCTTTCTTTTTTTAAGTTGGTGGCGAAACTATATTGTCCCATGCTATCCCTTTCTATATTCCTAAGTCACTTCTCTTCACTACCTGTCCCTCTCCGCCAAGAAGAGCATCTACAAACTGGGCGAACATTGCCAGAGTGTCCGGCGCATCATCATGTTTATTCTTTCCGAGCTGTGTATAACTGCAAAGGAATGACATCATCACACCGTAATCGCTCTTAGGCTCATATTCTGTAATATCCTTGAATATGACGTGTTCCTTAACCCATGAAGAATTGACGATGATCTTGGTCTCTTTGTTCTGAGTAGTGTATTTCTTCGTGATATGGCATCTGCCGCCTTTTGCTTTGACAAGTCTCTCAACTTCATTTGCGGTTCTGCTACCCTCTTTGTTACTCTCGAACTGTGCCTGCTGTACATGATGCTTAACAAGCATATCTGAGTTGAGTTCGTCCAAGGTCCCAGGGTCGATGTTCTTGAATACCAGATCTTCCAGATAGTATCTGTCTCCATACTGATAGAAAACTCCGAGGAAGTTGTAGTCTGTACCGGTGTCCTTGGTATCGCAGATTGCCAATATAGAATCCGGTTCTCTGTCCGGCAGTCCTCCGATATATCTCTGTAATTCTGTTGGATGATACAGAATACCCTCTCTCTCAATCGGATCGCTCTTATACAGGCAGCGATATGAAACATCATCCATCGACATTTCCATATCGTGGAAGTATTTCTCATCAAATCCAACATCGTAATCGTAATCAAAGTTGCTTTTTCCGGTCTGAGGATCAATATCTGGAACAGCAATGAACTCTGCCCTCGGATTGCCCTCATACATTCTTTCAAGCCGGCCAATAACATCATGCACACTCCATCGGGTTGCAATGTGGATCTCTTTTGCTTTCTTCTTTTTACGAGATTTAAGGTCTGTGGTGTACTCTCCGTACAACTTATCCAGACGATCAATAGACAGAGCCTCTTCGATACCGGAAACCAAATCATCCACATACAGAAATCCCTCACAACGGGTAACACCGGTAAGGGAACCTCTGATTGGTCTGCAGGTCAGTGTCTTAAACGGCTGCCATCTTCCAAGGTTTATTGTCTCTTCTTTTGCGTTGTTTCCCTCAAATACAATATCCGGGAACACATCGCTCCAACAATATTCATTACTGGTAATTATGTTGAGAACGGCATCATAGAACATTCTCGTCATGAATCCAGAATGGGAGGACATAAGGTTTGGTGTGTTTGGGTAATGCCCCATTACAAACGATATGAAAAACTCTCCCAGTGTGGTCTTGCCGGTGCCAGGAGGCATTGATATTGATAGAATATCCAACTCATCATCAATAAGCCTCTGCATCTTCTGTACAAGCCAATAAATCTTATTTCTTCGTGGCTGATAGTATCTGTCCTCTGGATCTCTGTTCTTTTCCACATAGAGCAGATAAGAGTCAAAATCCTTATGTTCCTGTGCCAAGAACAAAAGAGCCTTATTGTACAAATCGTAATATTTAATATCTCCTGTCGCACATAGTCTCAGTGCAAGGAATCTGACCTTATTCGCTAATTTCCGTGAAAGTTCTTTATCTTCCCGGATAACCTCATTTGCCATTCCAAGCAAGGACAGAAGATTGTCATAGTCACTCAGATCGCTTTTCAGAAGCCTTACGATAATCTCTTTATTCGATAGTTCGTGTTGAGCCATGAAAATTCATCCTTTCTCACGGCTCTACACGGCTCTGTAATATTTAAGGTTTTACCACATTTACTGACGCACGAATTATAATGCCACGGTGCGCCGGATTTCTGCCTGTTTCAAATTTGACAAAACCCTCTTCGGCAAGTTTTAACCCTATTCCGCTCGCTAATTTTTTATGAACATACTCTGTTGCACCATCACGTCCTGCATCGAATATATCCATCTCCATGCACTCGGCATATCTTTCTATCGGTCTTTCATCATACCTCACTCGAAACAGAGGTTCTTCTATCTGCGGCTGTGGTCTCATTCTCCGTTCCGGTCTCTTTCTCCAATGTGGTCTGTTTACCGCCCGTCTCTGTCTGCGCATCTTTTCCTCCCTCCGCATTTTTACGATCTCTCACGCTCTTACTGCAAACACTCAGAATAACCATATTGAGATGCTTATTCTGTTCTTTGAGCTGAGAGTTCTGTTCCAATAGCAGCTCATTCATCTGTGTAATTTCTTTCTTCACTTCATTGTTGGACTTTGCATCTTTCCAACCCACAACAATGTAAAGCACCAATATCGCAATCCAAATGATTGCTAAAATAACATCTACCATTCTTTTATTCCTCCGGCATATAATAAACTCCGCAGCTATACGCTGTAACATCCGCCTGTCCGTTGCCACTAACCATGATAATGCTATGATCCATTGCTAGGTCCTTTACGGCATCCTCGGATATGTTGCAATTCTTGGCTACTATCATATCAGGAGGAAAAGCATTCCCAAGTAACTGTTCAAATACTTCTTTCCCTCTCTGTTCTGTATCGTAAGCCGCAAGTGTGTAATCATCGGCGGTAATTCTTTTTCCGTTGAGTGCAATGCTTTTGATATTGCCGATATTAACTACGTTGCTACGGTCCTAATCTACAATATACATCTCTAATCCTCCAACCACTTATTATCAAAATAGCAGAACCCGAACACGGCTGCTCCAATCAGAATTACCCATACAACCCAGAAAATTACCAGCCCGGCAGTTCCGTTTGAAACCATATAGTCCACCGCTTCATCTATCGTATCTGCCTGAATGAACGGTGTTCCGTCCTCTATGGTATTATCTTTGAGATTGGCATAGATAACTCCGCTGTATTCCGTGTTGATAACATAGTACAAATACCTCACATGGGACGATTGCTTAATTGTGTCATACAGGTAAGACCCCGGCATCTGGATTTTTCCATACGGAAACTCCACGCCAAGGAATGACACCGTTTGACTATGGCTTTCCCAACTATCGTAGTAATCCCACGAATAATATACCTCCGTAGTGTAATAAGTCTGCGTTTTCCCATTTACCGTCCGTGTATGTGCCACCTGTCTCGTATGTCGGTTGTAGTGTTGTTCCTCAACCTTTATGTAGGCAGCTGGTACTCCACCTATTCCCGGATCTGTAACAGGATCTACTGCCACCAGATTTCCTTTCACAAACGCATTTCCTACATCAGTTCGCATACCGTACTGAAACAGTTCTGCATTTCCATCAATCTGCATGGCTTGATAGTATTCCTGATTCTGTTCGTCATTGTGTGAAGCTATCTTTTCACTAATGAAAAATCCACCCATAAGCATGATAAGGATAATGACGATGCTAAACATCAGTTCACGCACCGTCATATCCCAACCGTTGCCGGAGTAGATTATCTTACTCCATTTCCTCATAGGCTTATTCTCCAAACAGATTGCTTACCGGCTGTCTGTCCTCTTCGCTGTATTCCAGATAGTCATAATTGATAACCTCATATCCCATAACTCCCAAGATCTGCTTATGTGGGAATTTACGCACATATTTCTTATACGCCCTTACCTCATTATTGTAGGCAGTGCGGTACTGCAGGATCATATTCTCTGTGGTTGAAAGTTCATTCATCAGTTCCTTGTAATTCTCGTTGGATTTTAATTCCGGGTATGCTTCAGCAACCGCAGCTATGGAAGTTGTCACATTCTCAATATCTGTGGTGCTGCCATTGTTTCCTCTTGCTTCTACGACATTAAGAAGAGTCTCTGCCTCATGCTTATCGTACTCCTTGACGCAATCTGCCAGATTGTAGATAAGATCCGTTCTGCGTTTCTCCTGTGCCTGAATATCAGAGTCAGCCGTAAAGACCTGTTCCTCCAACGAAACCGCTCTGTTGTTGGTACTTACAAAAATTCCTGCTATCAGTAATACAAATGCGGCTACAATGCCGACAATAATCCATGTTCCTTTATTTTTCATTGTTGTTGCCCTCCATCTTTATCATAAATTTGTTTTCTGCCAATACGATTCCTCCGGGAGTTTCCGTGAATATTGGCTCTGTTCCGTTGTAAATCTGAAATTCCACATCATTCCGGCAGACGGCATCTCCGCCGTCCATCGGAATAGCGGCCAGAACTTCTTTTGTATCGGTCTTATAGACCACCACCGTTGTCATATTGCACCTCACATGAAGTAATCATAACCGACACCATATTTTGCCATGATAAGACTCTTTGCCATTTCCTCTAGCTTCTGGTGTTCGGTCGCATCCAGATACACGCCCTCATAGGTTCCACCCTGGCATCCCATCCAATCGTACTTGCAATGTAAAAGTTCATGCACAAGATCCTTTTCCATGCAGTGTTTGAACAATGTATTGTTCTCTTTGTAAGATTCATCGCTGAGTAACTGGATGTTTGCCTGACTGGATTCAAATATGAATGTGTTATATCCGGCAGCGTCAATTACCTCTTCTCCATTAGGGTTCATAATCTTATCCTTAACATGTGCCAGTATTAGCCACCCATCAAGGAATAATCTGTGTTGCCACTCTCTCAGGCACTCTTCTAACTGCTCTTGGTTTTTGAATATGTCTATCGGTTTTTCTTTCCCATCTCTCTTTTCAAGAGTTCCACAAGTATTGTTCTCGAAAGCCGTACCGTCTGCAACGGAAAAGCACCATTTATCTCCATATCTGCGACCGCACACATAATCCCCTATCTTTACCGGTATTTTGCATCCGCACTGATTTCCTATGTTGGTAACGATCACCAACCCACCTTTTACGGTGCTATGGTCTATGAAAAAGTTCTCTCCACTGGCAGTCATATAATCATCAATTTTCTTGCCGCAAGTAAGCAGATCGAACATTTCACGCTGATTTTCCCCAGTCCACATCATGGTTTTTACTTCATCCGGGGACTGCGGTTTCAAGTTCAAATTATCCATCATTCGCTCTCCTTTACTTTCTTGGCAGATTTTACCTTGATTTTCTTTCTACCGAACTGCTGATATACCAGAGCAGACGCATGAACACTGTCCGTGCTGCATACGGTAACGGTTCTGCGGATTGGTTTTCTCTCAATGGTTTCAAACACTACTTTGTACCACCGTTGTTTCATTGGTTCTGCCCTCCTGTATTCTTCCGTATATTCTTTCGCACTTTTCGGCGTGGATGCATCTGATAGTCGTTAATGCCCTTTGTGTACGATCCGCCAATACAGTAATATCAACCTTATCAACATCAGCATCAAAATCAGGGCAGAAAGCACAATAATCTTTCACTCTGAGTTCCATTCCATTATCCATGACAGCCCACCGCCTTTAACATACTGATTTTCTCTACTAGAACATCAACCGTTGCGTTGAGCTTGCTGTTCTTAATGCAAACTTCCTGATAGTCCTCATATAACTTTCCACCGTTCAGCATTTCAGTCTGTTTCTTGACTGTGGCATCCAACTCTGCATTGAAACTTTCAAGCTGTTCAATCTGTTTCCTCAAATCATCATTCTCTTTTTCTACTTGCGCATTTATTTCTGCCAGAGATTTCTTGTTTGCTTTCAGTTTTTCGACCTCACTCGTAAGTTCTCCGAGTTTTTTTATCATTTCCTGCTCAGACATGGTTCCTTTTTCCTCCGTCTCTTCTACTCCGAGAAGTACCTTAATCTGTTTCTTTGAAATGTGATATGTCATTGCAAGGGTGGCTATGGATTCCCCGGAAGAATACTTTTGCTCAATCTCTGTTTTCTTCACGGAAATATCCACACCATTCGTATTGAACATACGCTTGTAACCGCCCTCTTCCAGAATTTCTACTATTGTCTGTGTGTCGCACACATTCAAGTCCGCAAGAATGGGTATCTGTCTCTTATGGTTCTTCGCCAAGCGGTAATCCATTAAGATTTGTCCCTTATCCATTCTTACCTCCCTGTTTTACCCCCCCCACGGAGAAAAAGTCCTCATATATCGCTTTTATAACTTCCGCATCGTAGAGTGCATTGTGTTTTTGACCTTTCGGCAAAGCAATTCCTCTGTCCGTAAGTAACTGCTCTCTCGAAATGTCGAAAGCTGCCTTTTCTGAAATATCAAGCATCGTTGCAATGTCCTGATTGATGTCGTGACAAGCCGGTGTAATAAACTCAGGCAACTTCATAGCGTTTCCTACCAATAAGTCAATCAGTAACACCATATCGTAATGCGAGACATCTGAAACGAATACCGCAGCATAATCACTGTCAAAATTAGCGTCCATTTCAAGCCATTCCATAAGTTCGCAACAAACATCTGCCTTACTGCCGATTACAGTCGTTGTTTTATTGTCGGCTGCCAGACTTTCTTCTAACTCCGCATTGCCACTCAAAACCAAATGATCGAGAACATTCTTCTCAATCCATTCATCACACATACCCTCATCATAGTCCGTCAACTCTGCATAGAACCTATCTCCTGTGTCTGAGACAATTCCTATGCTGATAAGAGTTGTGTCCTTACGCAGACCAGTAAACTCTGTGTCAAAAAAATAGGTTCTCATGTGGTTTCCTCCGTTTCGTTTGGGATCTCCGGCACAGCTTCAAAATTCACTCTCAGATACCGTTCAAACAGTGAAGCGCAAACCATTGTGTAGCTGTATACTTCTTTGTCAAGAACCTCATCCTTGATAGAATCCGTAATCTGAGTCATCATAATTGCTGTCGGAGTTGTTGATTTCTCGTTCTCAAATGCTTTCAGCATAATGTTGCCGTCATATCCCTCGGCAAATTCCCTCAGCGTCATTGGTTATTCCTCCGATTTCTGCGCCTTTTTAGCTTTCTTGGCAGCTTTCTTTGCCTCTTTTTCAGCCTGCGCCATCTCAGGAATGAACTCACGGAAGATATTGTTGTAATTTCCGTTGTTGCCGGTCCATTTCTTCACGATAGCCATAGCCAGACCGGCTTCCTCAGAATAGGTATCAGCCTTTTTAGGCTTACGAATGGTTACTTCCTTGCCATCAACAACCTTTTTCTTGATTTCCACATTATCCATGCAGTTTACAACCGTCTTTGTGCCGTCAGACCAAAATACGATTGTTGCCGGATTCTGGAACAGGACTTTCTCGATACCGTATGCTCCAATAGGCTTGTCCTCAACCATTGCTTCTACACACAGTTTGTCACAACGATACGGGCTGCCGCATACATGATTGATCTTTCCAGCGTAAGTCGTGCCGTCCTCGCACTCAATAGTTACTCTCTTAAATTTCTTGTCCGCTAAACTTCTATCCATATTGTCCTCCTTAATACCTAACTGGTTAAAAATGTCTCTAAACGATGTTTCTCCCGGAATAGCGCATGACGCTATAACCTGATCTCTTAACAATCCGATTGTGGCATTTTGACATTTCTGTGAAAAATCCTCTGTGATACTCGCAACCGGTATATCATCAAAATCCGGCCATGGTTCTCCGAGACAGCGTGCTCTTTCGATGCTCACTCTCCGCCACTGTTCTGCCGATGATGTTGCCGTTACCTGTCTTGCATTTTCCCACCATCGGTTTTCGGTAAATGCCGAGTGTTGCATCACTCTGTCAAATGTTTGTAATGGTGGTATCAGCCGTTCTTTCGGTAATCCAAAGCGTTCAAAACCCTGCATGGCAAACGCTATCGGATCTGGTAAATGCGCCGCTTCTGGCGGTCTCCACGGTTTCTTTTCTTTCTCTTCCATTGGTGTCCTCCTTGTGATTTATTATCAAGGGTTGTATGCCCTTAATCTCATGTTGAAATTGTTCTCGATTTTCGCCACAACACAGTCCTTTTTCAGTATGCACTTGGCACATTTTTCGAGATTCCTGTAAGGTTCTCTGCCAAAACACGGTTGAAACAGTTTGTTTATGGCAGATTTCTTCATTTTCACTTCAAAAGGTATTTCAAATCCCTCTTTCAGATGAGAAATATCCGGCATATCATACTCTTCATCCAGTGTAGGCTCGGATATTTCCTTAATTTCCGCAAGCGGTATGGGATCTCCGAGCCGTTCATCCATGATAAAGAGCTGTGGTTTGGTCTCATTTTCCATCCATATTCCTCCTACGCCTCTATCAGTGTGAATACACGTTTATACACATCCTTATCAGGCAAACACCGCAATTTATTCAGTGTTGTGTTTCCAAGATAAACATTATATGTGCAATCCCCTATGGTTAATGTTCCTATGCTGCCCGGATCTTTCATTTCAACCTGTACGCTATTGCTTTTATTCAGCATCGCCCGTATGGTCTTGCACACTTCCTCATTTTCTTTTTCTGATGCAAGGCAATCAAAACACGGATTTTTATTCTTTGATGATCTCATAATATTCGCCCTCGCACTCTTTCGGAGCCATAGTTCCCCATCCGTCAGCCTTTCTCAGCTCATAATGGGTTCCTCTGTCGATGGCAAAAAGTTCTTCGCCCTTATCAATAGTCATTTCCATATTCTTCTCAATGTCATTTACGACAATATTCTGTAAGAAACGTGCTATCATGCCTCTTTCTCCTTTATCACTTCGGCAAACGCCGGATTCTCATGCAGCTTTTCTGTAGACCATCCCATGTGATGATACAGTTTTTCCATAAATTCAAGGCACTCTGTCTTGTCATACGCCAATAGGAAACACAGTAATTGTTCTCTGTTATACATCACTGATGGTCCGACTCCCATTTTAATGTAATCATAATCTGGGTAGCGTACCTGAAACTCATTCGGTGCTGCTGCCAGTATCTCAAATTTCACTGCCGATCCGTGCGGTTCCCTTATGCAATGCCTGAATGGTATCATGTTCTATCCCTCACTCTCTTTTCCCACCGTTCGTGTTTGCGTGCCATCTGTTCCTCATCTACTGTCAATGAAAGTTCTCCGGCACACTGTACGACATCCGTGTACTCTTCTCTGATATTTGCAATAGCATCTTTCTCTGTTACAGGTGTCGGATTCTCTTTTCGTATGATCCTTGCCATTTTGAGTGCTGCCTTTGCAAGTTCGGTACATTCCTCTGCAAGCTGTTTCAACATTGCAGCTTCGCCAATTTCTTCAATAATTTTCATTATCTCTCCCTCTTTGTGATAACTTTAAGTCTATCCAGTGGATATGTCTCCACTTTGCCATCTTCCAGAACGACAACCGCTTTTGTGCCAAGCAGGCTCGTGATTGTATCTATCCATGTTCCTTTTCTATTCTCACAGTGAGTACAATCTGGTATCTCATTGCACATATCAGCAATATCGTTACAGAATTTGCACTCTGCATAGCTTCTTGTGATTTCTACCGGTCTATCCATTTCGCACATCCTCCGATACGTCAAAATTCTCTAAATGCTCATATTCGACAGTTTCTTGTCTGATTTCAATTTGATTTTCGCTATGCGTTTCTGTTCCCTATCCATCTTTTTGATGCACTTATCCAACTGCCTTGCGTATGGACTGCTATTCGGGTCTGAGCACTCCATAATAAAAGCCTCTCTGTGTGGAGACTGATAAGGGCTTTTGTATCTGTATTTTTCGTATTCTCTTCTCTCTGCCACTATCAGAATCACAATTTTCAATACAAACCACGCTGTATTGAGCAAAACTAACCCTACGATAACCGCAACAACCGTCTTTACCATCTCTCTACCTCCGTCTTTTACACTAAAAATTTCTCAATTCTTATCTCTCCGCATTTCTTACACCCACATCTGCATACATCGTACTTAAAGCCGCTGTAATCATGTGCCGTCCAGAGAACTTCCAACACTTCCCACTCATGCTTGCACGGAAGAAAACACGATACTAAAATCTTGTCGAATAGCCTTTTATACCACGGTTCCTTGTGCCAAGACCTCTTTTTATTTTCCGGGGAATTTTGGGAATTGCTGTTTTCATCGCTCATCCGGTTTTACCTCCTATGAGGCGTAAGCCTCCGCCGATTTTTATTTTTCGCCTGTTATCGTTTCTACGTGCAGACGTGACGGCATCCTCATTATGAGGTCATTACACATTTGATTCAGACGATGGTTTTCATCCGCAAGCGTATTTACCATGAGGTACAATCCCTCTTCTCTGGTAAGTTCTCCACACTCTATCATCTGCCATACTCGGAATACCGTTGCATTGTTTCTGATATGCGTTTCAGAGATTCCTACGGTGTATGCCTCTGTCATGCAGTCCGGTTGAACTTCCGCAGTGTGTCCTCTTTCCATTTGTCCCATGCGGTCTGTTTCTTCTCTCTGCATACTTCCGCCTCTCTCTGCTTATTCTGTGTTGCTGTTTCTTTGTTCTGTTCCATATTTCTCTCTTTCTATGCCGGTAGGCATCCGCCGATTTTGGATTTTGTGGTTTTGTAAAGTCCTCACTTTCCTTTTGTTATTCGGATGCCGTGTTTATACTTACATTGTAAATTGGGTGGTTTACGGTAATAGGGTTCTTTGCCATTTTACGATTGGGGTGGTTTTGGGCTTTTTAATTTTTGGGGAACTCAGAGGGGTGAGTTGCCCCGGGAACGATCCGCCACAAACCCCCGCCCCAGGGTATAAGCTGCCGGACCTCTGCGCCCTGGCATCCTACCAACCGCCGCCGGATCTGTCCGAGTTCGTAAAAGTAAAAGAAAACGAACCGCAAAACGCCGATTTTATAATATTTCTATGTCCTCCGCATCCTCTGCCGGGTCTGTCCCTCCGGTTTCTACTGGTAAACGTTGTACAATGTCCGCCGCTGTCGGTAACTCCTGCGCCTGTTTGCCTACATTCAGATCTATTTTCTGCGCCGCCTGGGTGTAACCGTGATTATTATTAAAATCAGTAGCAAACACGATCGGCGGTATTTCTCCATTAAATGCAAGTTGTTTCTTGTATGCGGCTATGTTGTTCTTCAATATTTTTATTGTGTCGGAATACACACCGGGGCGGGTTCTTTCCCAATCGTTTAGAGTATCGCGGGAAATACCGGCAAAGCTGCAGAATCCCTCAACATCAGGAATCAGGCGGACACCTTGCAAAGCTCTTTCTTTAATATAATTTATATAGTTTTCTGCTATCTCT